CCACGGCACCATTCGTTCCGTTCGCTCCCGCGACACCATCTATCCCATCAATGCCCGGAGCAGCTGTTTCGCCTTTAAGGGTAAGCAGCCATGCAACCTCGTCGCCAACGTACCCGTGCGACACCGCGATACCATAAGCCGATATATAATACCCCTGCCATATAGCAACACCATCAGCGGGTCTGTACACGCGCGCATACCATTCCACGAGTTCATGATATTGCGCGTTGAACATCTGCATTGTGTTATTGTATTTCGTATATTCGCCGTTTGCAAAGTCCACCATGGCGCATAAATACGACCGATATAATTTATCATGCGGCGCGGGTACGAGCAACGCCACAGCGGTATCGGTTGCGGCGTATGTGATTATGTCGGCAGAAGCGACGAGCATTATGTCGGTCTGAACCATGCCCTCGACTTCATTGAGCCATATTATTTTCGTCGGCGCGTCGAAGCTGTTCGGCTTAACTGCGTCGACGTATGCGAGTAAATCTGATATTATCATGGAACGCCCCCTTATACCACATCAACCATAACTTCGGAAATGGTAAGTCTGCACATCCATCTAATATTTTTACCAGTTTCTCCGGCTATTTTAATATTTATACTACCGGTTGCATCTCCTCCGATACTCGATATTACCCACGTAGCAGCCCCTGCGGAAGCGCCTATATTTGTTATTGTAGGAGTGCCAACGGGAAGGGAGCTTCCGGTTGCGCCTCTACACATAACTCCTTTTACTTCCCATCCTGATGAATCAGTGCTGGCTGCATCCCTTGCTATAACCAAGGCGGTAAATGAAACAGATTTGTTAAACTCCATCATATAGCTAAGATTGGAATTTAATATACCTAAGTATACCACTGTAGCACTGGTTGTTAACCTGAATAATGGTATAACAGATGTTTGCGCATCACCGACTGCCGTAAACCTTCCGCCTGCAAGCGCTTGTTGCGCGTAAGATGACGTTCTTGCGTAATATCCTTCTGCTTTGGAATAGTTCGCCACAGTCTGATTATAAGTTCCATGAGCCTGAGCATATGAGCCACTAACTACATTATTTGCTCCGGTAACAAAATCATATGGTCCCGTAACAACGTTATCCTGCCCAAAACCGCAGGATGCAGCACCCCCGACGTCATTTCTGATACCTGTTACAAATGCGCCGCCTCCAGAGACAACATTGCTGTTACCTCCCGCAATAATAGCAAAATTTGCAGTGTTTTTTACAACGTGGGATGCTCCGCCATAAATAGCATTATGCCCGAGCCCTCCAACTTCCGTATACGAATGGTCGCTAATAATTTTAGACGAAAGACTTCCGGCAACGTTGTCATAGCCCGCAACGACTGAAACGTTTGCTGTCGTTCCTGCTGAAACAGCGTTTGGCGTAAGTGTGCCGACCGTCAGCGAACCGTCGCCGCCGATAATGTTGTTATAATTTGTTGAACCTCCGCCTAATATTACTGATGTAGATACATCATCAGCGATTGCGTTTGTGGCGTGTCCCATTTTTGTGTTTATTCCATCCGTCTGCGCGTTTGTTACTACATCCGTACCGTTTACTTTTGTTACATTAAGCGTCTTTACCGTATCGGCACTTGCAACTTTCGTCGCGCCACCCGTTGCGAGGTCGTTGATAATATCACTTGACGCAAGCACACCCACGGATGATTGATACACTCCGCCTGCCGTCCATGCTGTGTCCCAGTAATACCAATTGCCGTCCGCTTTGACTAAATAAGTTCCACTTACCCCTGTGGGATATGCGGTTTGCAGAGCCGCCAGTGTCGCGAAAACGGCTTTGGGTGAACCGTTGAATTTATCCGCGAGACCGTTTGTATATTTCTTTGCCAGCGCGAGCGTATTTAATTCTAATCCCATGTTACACCATCTCTTTCCACGTATTGTCTATGCAAAGAATATAAACTTTCCAGCCTTCCTCACACAGACAGGTACTACCGACAGCACAATTATTCGGTGCGCCTGCACTTGTTGGCAAACCGGCTATATCCGCGGCGATTGCTACCTGAAATTCGCGATACTGCGGGTTGGCGGAATCATTGCCGATTTTTATTGTTTTGTAAGCCATTTATTTATCTCCTTCGTTATAAAAATAAGGGGAACAGATATGTATATACCCATTCCCCATATCAGATTATGATTTATGATTTATGCGTTTATACCGCTACTTCGAGCACTCCGACTACGCCCGCCGCCGTCAGGGTTGATGCAATCCAGTTCGTCAGCGATACGCATTCGATTTTTACGACCGTATTTGCCGCGACCGAACTTGATACAGCCGCACCCACGCCGCCGTTGATACCGATTGTGGCAGGTGCAGAACTTTTCAGCTCATACCCGTTCGCGGCAACAATCAGCGTGATTTTCAGCCCCACGACCGGAGCAGGCAATTTAACGATATTTGTTGCGAGTGCGGAGGTTATTACAGCGTGTGTCACACCTGCGGGTATCGCCCCACCTGTAGTGGCAACAGCTGTTACCGCTGCGGATTTGAGCGCATAGCCTGTGACATTGCCTGTCATATTACCGACGACCCCGCCCGTAGTGGTTATTACGCTGCCCACTTTCATCTGCCCCGTTACTTCGAGGTTGGTGAGCTTAGTATATGCTAATGCCATTCGATTACCCCCTTACAGGAGTGCGGAACCGCCGGCGACACCGCCAACAGCCGCGAAACGCCAGTCATGGAAAGCTGCGTTAAAACGTGCACGACCGCGCCATACATTCGCGTCGGTTGATACATCAATATCCGATTTAACGTTAAGCGGTACGCGGTCAAGCCATATTGCACCGTCATACTCTTCATTGTAGTCAGGGTCGAGCATTATCCACGGTGAAGTGCCTGCGGTTATGTAGCGGTTGAGTTCCGCCCATACGATTACGCGCCACTTACCGAACTGATAGTTGAATCCGTTGTTTGCCGTGTCGGGATCTTTATCAGAACCAGTAGCGGCGAGTACGTTTTTCTTCAGCGCGTAATTGTTGTTAGGTATGAGAATCGTTGTCGGAGCGACCGCCATGATATTGTCATTGTCGCCGCGGAAGTTCTGCATTGCTGTTTCCATTGCGGAAAGCGCATCAACAGAGAACGCATCAGCGAATAAGTTCGACTGCGCCGCTCCGCTAACTTTAGACGGGTGATCGGTTGCAAACAGGTTTTTCGCGTCCGCGGTCTGCGTGTCGAACGGTTGACCGTTGAGGGTAAAGCCGGCTGACCCTTTTATCGCTTCACCGATAAACTGTGCGCCGAAACGTTCGCGGGTACGATAGTAAGCGACTGTGAACGAGGCGGGCTTCTTTTTGAGGTCGATCGCGACAGCGTCCTCAATTGCTTCCTGGGTGATTGAGAAACTGTTCTTCCATGTCATCTGCGATATGATTTTGCTGTAACCTTCCTCAAAACCGGTAACAGGATATGCGCCGTTCTCGTTGACGGGATCAAATTCGTCCATATCGGTGAGCGAAGTCAACCGTTCCATTGCCTTATTGGTCTTACCGATGTTGAACAGATACGGCAGAATCGACTGTTTCTCAAACGCTTCTGCGCGGTGTTCAATTATGGAGCGTATCGGAGCCTGTGACAGGCCGAATATACTGTCCGCAACGTGCGAGCCGAAACCAAATGTTACGTTAGCCAATTAATTTATCCTCCTTTATATGAGCTGCCCGTAGACATAATTGCCTGCGAGTAAGCCATCAAATTTTTCTACAGTGAAACAGCCCTTAGCAACGGTATGGTCGAACTGTCTGCCATCCGTATAAATGCCGTATGCGATACCGACCGCTAAGTCTGGATCAGCAACGGATAAGGTTGTGCGAAGCACGATACCCGGCTGTGCCTTTACGTAAGGGAGCAGTGTGCCGGCTGCAGCGACTACCTGGTTCGCCATGCAGACGTAATGCGGACCCTCGTCGGTGTCCTGCCCCACGCCGGCCGAAACCCTTGCTGCATTGCCGCTCACGAGTACGCAAGCGTCGCCGATTAAATAAGTTGCGGCGGCAGTAGGGAGATATTCCCACGGAGGTATGTGACCGTCCTTTATGTGGTCAATTAAAAAAGCCATATTTATATCCTTTCGTATTTGTAAATTTATTATGAATAGTTTTTCTTGAATTTTGCATAGTCTTCACGGATTTGCTTATCCGTCATGCTGGGATTGAGCATCCTGTAAGTGTTAAGTTGCGCTTTTGAAATGGGCGTTTCGCCCTGCCCACGAGCGGCGGATGATGTAAGATGCTCTTTGCTTGCTGTCTTGTTATATGCCGACTGCGCCGCTGCGGACGCGGTCTTATTTGTCAAATTATCCATGTTGGATAGTTTATACGCCTCCACGATAGTTAAGCCTTTGCGAACATAGCCGCGTATCTGCTCGTAATACGGCTGTGCTGCAAGGTCATCAACAGATTTTATTGCTGGATCGAGCGCGGAGATCTCCTTCAGCTGCTCATCGAGCTGCACACGCGCCGCGCCGTCCTGCGCTTCTCTCTGCGCTGTCTCAAACGATGCCGCCGCCTGTTTTGCCTGCTGTACTGCGGGATGATTATCGATCAATGCGTTCATTGTTTCAAGGGATATTCCCGCCTTGCCGAACTCCTGCGCTGCAGTTTCCGAAGCATGGCGGGTTTTATATGCGTTATACTCCGCCTTAGTGGTGATTGCTTTGTTCGTATACGGGTCTGTCAGTCCCATATCGGCGAAAGCCTTGTCAACCTCGACGGCTGCCGTGCGCCGGGCTTCCTGCGTCGCTTTTATGCGCGCTTCGGTTTCAGCTTTGCGGCGTATATCGGCGAACACGGCGTTCTGGTCGGGTGCGGGCTTTACTACAGGCTTTCCGATATGCCCTTCTACACCGTCTTCTCCTGTAGGGTCTCCGGTTACACCTTCATCGTCCAATTCGTCGTCGTCTGTGTCCTCAACGTCATCGGCATATTCATCATCGTCGTCAACGTCTGCGCCTGTAACACTAATGCTTTTATTATCGGTAACAGGGGCGGCGGTTTCCTGCGTTGTTGCGCCTGTCGCGGGTGCGGCTGCCGATGTATTTAATTCTGCCATGTGTAACTCCTTGGATTTTTACGCTATTGCCTGCGATGTATCGATTCGGATTTTTACGCTATCCCATGCGGTGGTGTGCAAATAGAAAATGGCTACTTATTAGCCCTTAACACGTAAGTCTTTGCCTTTCTGCACCTTGCCGCCTTTCGATGTAGGCATCTTTACAGGCGCTTCGACTACCTGCGTGCCGGTGTTCTTGATTTTGCCGACGTATTCTTTTGCCATGTTGTCACCCCCTTTCAAATTTATCTATGTAAAGTAAATTATAATGTAAAATTTGTGACCGGATAGAGTTTAACAAACATAACCGCTTGCTTATCTACCATTGATTCATATATGTCGTTAAAATATGAGTGATTTTCCGTAAAATATGCAGTTGCCGTAATACACATCATTGTCGTTTGAACATGTATCATTTCGTGTACGAGCGTTTGATACCAGTCAAGCATGTTCTCCCAATTTAAGTAAATCTCGGCTTTGTTTATCCGTATATCGCGGATTGCTAAACCTCTTACGGTACTATCGTCATTCGGTTCGTGCTTTGCCATCTCATATCCAGACAGAACGTGAACATCAATGTCCCAATCCTGAATACGCAGGATTTCCGCAAGCTTTTTGACTATTTCATCGAGTTTCGGCTGTTCTGGTATGTTCATGCTTTACCTTTCCCGCCTTTAGCTGTCTGCGTAGGTGTCTGCGTAGGCTGCTGCATCTGCGCTATGTCCGCCTGTTGCTGAACCGCCTTAAGCGCATCTTCCCTTGCCTGCCGCTTCGTATCGAGTACGGCTTTCTGCTGCTGCATATCGTTTGCGCCTGACTGCTGTTGCTGTGCCTGTGCGCCCTGCTCCTGCTGCATCTGTTGCTGTTGCTGCTGCATTTGCTGTTGTGCCTGTATCTGCTGTTGCTGTGCGGCGGCTTGCTGCTGTGCCATATCCTCTAAGTAAGCTTTGACCTGACCCGAAACGGGATAGTGCAGCTGCTCCATAATCGTCCAGAATAGCAACTGTGTCTGTATCTGTGTCGGGTCACCGAATGCGCCGGAAGTTAAATTCAACCTTGTTTCCTGCCACATAGCCTCACGGTTCGAAGCAAGCGGAGATGATGTATCGCTGGAGAATAAGAACCTATCATTCCAGTACCACTCACCCGCGTCATCCTGTGCGAGAAAATCATATCGGTTAAACTCCTGATACTGCGCATTACCGTGAATATCCTGTGACACAACCGGACGCGCTTCGTCGGCATATGCTAACTTAAACTTGAACATTGCCTCGAACAGAGCAGCGAATGCCGCATCTTTCATAACGCGCTTCGATTCAAGCCGCCCTGCCGACTGCGCGGCGGAGAACTCCTTAGCTTTGCCGGATGTAGCGGTCGGGTCTTTGCGTCCCTGCATACTGTCTGTAATGCCTATAATCTGCCTGGATTCTTGATACACCTGCTCAAGATACAGCATGTCCTGACTGATATCTTCATCCAGGTCAAGCGCTTTAATCATATTCATGTCGGGGATTTGGTCGAGAAACAATACCTTTTTACGCGCCGGATCTGTTTTTATATACGTTTTGTTTGGCAGCGTCAATATTGAACCGCTCATAAGCAGTTTATCAATTATGTTGCCCTCGATAATATTCGTTGTGTTCTGCTGATCCGTTATCTTATCAACGTCGGATTCGCCGAGCAGCTGACCGAATACCGATACATTACGCTGCAATATCACTGGGTACATATCAGGCTTATAATACGGTATGCGTGTCGGTTCGCCGGTTGCGGGATCACCGCCGGGAATGGGTTCGCCAAAACTGCGCGTTATGGGAGAATATATTTCTTCATATTCTTCTTCGGTTTCCTTAAAGTCTGTGTTGCCGCAATACACACACGCGCCGCTGTGTTTAGGTTGCGCGGACGCTGTATCGGATGGTAATGCCACATCATCAGGTAACTCGTCTGTGAGTGTATCTGTAGGCTTCGTACCGTCAAGCGTTTGTTCGCCTATAGGCTCAACACCGCTCGGCTCGGCAGCTCCGCACTTTGTGCATCTGCGTAATCGACGCGCCTGATAATCCTCTAAATACTCGAGTTCTGTGTCATTGACCCACGAAAATAAGCCAATCCCGCCTTTATCGTTGCGATAGTATGCTATATATTGTGTAACCATATCGGCGCAGTTCTCGGCTTCATCGTCTGTACCTTTGACTTCGGGTTCGGATTCGGATTCGTCTTCAACGCTAACGCCGTATCTGTGTTCGATATATTCTTTTGTCTGCGGCATCTTGATAATTATGTAGTCCATATCCTCAATGCGGTCGTATACGCCATCCTGCGGTATAACTTGCTTAGGGTGCAATGTAGAGACTACCATATCACCTACAGTAACATGGGTGCGCATTGTATTATCCCACTCACATAGCCAATATCCTGCACCCTGGATAGGTACAGTCCGCGACATCATATCGTTCATAACTTCAAACGGCATACGGTCGAGTTCATTCCGGAGCATGGATTCTATAATGTCGGCAAGCGGTTCATCCTCTTTGCGGCAGGCTGTCACCTTTGGCTGCGGTACATTTGCGTCAACCTGCGCTTCAATACATTCAGCAATTATGTTGCGAACGTGTACCGCTTCGGTTTTCGTATCGCCTGTAATGAGAGCGGTGAGGGTACGGCTGCCTTTATATAATGATTCACGATTCTCCATCGATTCAAGGATGCCGCTGTAGGCGGTCTCCTGCGTTGATAAGCGCGTCTGCCATAAGTCGAGGCGTTCACGGGATTGCTTAGTTTTCACTTCGGGTTCCCCCATCTCTCAATTAATAATTTTTGTATCGCTGGTGTGCTGCCGTTATAGTCCTCCCACATATCCGCCTCCCACTTGACCCGCTTCGGCTCGGGCAGCGCCGCCGTGTATGCCATCTGCGGGCGGATATAATGTGCTATTGCCAACGCCATGACACAGTCGTCATGCGCGCCTTCCTCAGCTTCGGGGCGAAAATCTTCATTGCGGATGAACGTGAGCATTTCTTCAAGCGTATCTTTATCCGATACAATGTTGATATCTTCGCGCGCTGCTTTGATAAACGTAGATATCGCAACCGGCCGCGTCTTAGTGGTTGTCTGAAACCCAAACGATTTGCGGACCGCGTGCGTGTAATCATCGATTGTTTCCCTTACATATTGCCGCGGATATCGTAACCGTTCGAGTTGCATTACCGGATATGTGCTGTAATTAGCCTCAATGCCTATCAGCGCCTCGTTATAGTACATGCCTAAGCAATACATCTGCCGGGCATATAAATCCTCGTCGAACGTGTGACGCAGTGTAGCGACCTGTACGCCGCTTGTATTGTCAATCACTTGCCCGACGAAGCTGTCCGAGCCTTCGCCTGCTGTGTCTCCGCCGATAACATACGGGCAGCCTGTAACAGGCAGGGTATATATCTTGATGAACCCTTGCGGGTCATCGGTGAACGAATACTTTGTAATTGCATTGCCGTCATCCTCAAACTCGAAGTAACCCACCCTAACAGGCTGTATGCGCTGCTGTAGTCGCGCTGTTACTGCCTTGGCATCGAATACACTCTTGCCAGTTACGCCCCACTCGCCCAGACAGTACACGGTGTAATAGTATTCGTCTGTGTCCTTAAAGTTTTCAAGCGTCTTAATATTCTCGGCATCCAGGAAGCGGTTGTCTAAATAAGTCGACCTGTGCGTCCGGACACGCTCGTCATATCTGTCGAAGAATCGCAGTTTAAGCCAATGCAGGATTGAAACGGGATTAAACGTTATGGTAATCTGCTTATAATATTTTGTTTCGCCTCTAAGCCGGATATCAAGCTGATTAAAGTCTGATTCAAGCAACTCCGACGCTTCTTCAATCCATATGCCTGTAATGTTGTAAATGCTTTTCAGCTTTTCCACATCGTCAAGTCCGGCGAATATTATTTCAGATCCATTCGGGAACGACAGCAGCATATCTGATTTGTTTATTTTGTAACCGCTTCTCGGATAATGCTCCGATAGTTGACTTATGAGTTGTTTAAAGCATGATTCGCGTAACGTCTTGGCAACCTTACGGCACACAAGAAACCTATGCCCCGCCTCAGACGTTGCGCGCTCAAGCAGTTTACGCCCGGCAAATATAGACTTACCAGAGCCACCACCACCCATAAGCACGAGATAACGATGTTCGTCGGCATATAGCGGCAGGAATGATTTATTGCTTGATACTTTTAAATCGTGCCACCATTGAGCGACGACAAGGTATTTATCGACGTTATCCGCTGTTATTTTCATCAGATTTTGTCAATTCGGCAAGCAGGTTTATTTTTTCGTTAAGCGACGCGTCTATGTGTATCGCGCCGCCATCTTTGCCCGTAAGCTCGGTTTGCATCTTGTCGCTCCACCCTAATTGTTTGAGTGAGAATATCGCCATCGTCACGTTTACGTCGCCCCGGAGAGCTTTCGCCTCAAGTGCGGCTTCTTTCTTTGTGATGCAATCCTTTAACAGTGTACTAAATTCTTCATATTTGTACAACGTTTCACGCGGCACATTATGCTTATATGAAAATTCGGCGATTATCGGAATGTCTGTTTCTCCTATGTAATTAATAAACTCTGTTTTTATGGTTTCTATCTCTTCCGGGTTATATAAGCGCGGTCTTCCCACTGTTGCCATATAATCGCCTCCTTAAATATGAATTAATTGTAAATGATTATTTATTTTTGAAAAGGTATTGACAAGTGTACGCTTATGTGATATAATGTACTTATGAGATAAATCAAGCGCATAAGCCCCGACCGAGCGGCGGGCAGCGTGATGGAGAACATTATGAAAACAATTACTATAAACATCAACGACGCAGAGGTCAACTGCAATTTTTACAATTTAATCAATTACAGCGGCAATGGCTACTACGTGTGCGCCGGCACAGACGAGTCCGAAAACGATTACGAAGTATATTTCGAAATGCCCGACATGGAAGTGCAAGACGCCCACGATAACGATGCTTCCGAATTTATGGACTGGTCTACACCCGCTTTTATCATATGCGATGGTAAAGTGTTTACCGGCGAACATAAAATAATCGGGGAGAACTGATATGAAAAAAGACGACCGCATACAGATCCGTGTCGACCCGGAACTTAAAGCTAAACTTAAATCTATCGCGGAATCGGAGCACCGCACGTTGAGTAATTACATTGAAATTATGTTAAAACAGTTGGTTGATAAGCAAAAATAATATATAAAAAAGAAAGCCGGGTAAATTAAAAAAGCATCGAGTGCTATCTCGGTGCTTTACGTTTGTTTGTTATGTTGTTGCGTTAATTGAATTTTCTATGTTAAACGACATCTGCGTGCCGTAATAATTACGATTTAGATAATCAATTATTACTTGTTCACGTGTTTTAGAGTAAAATGACTGCTTATGAAACCACTCACCCGCAAGCTTGGCTCCTTTAGAACTATTACAACTTCTGCATGCAGGTATAGAATTATTTATTGATAGTCCGCCATTTTTACTAACCGGAATATAATGGTCTAACGTAAGCTTTTCTTTCTTACCACAGTAGGCACATTCAAAATTAAAATACTCTTTACACTTATTCCAATCAATAGGAGTTAAAGTTGATGGTAAGTTCTTCAATAAAGTTCTTCTTTTAAGCTTATATAGTTGGACTTTATCAGGGTTACCTTTATGCCATGCTCTTACTATTTCCCTGTGGTGTTCTTTTATATGTGGTATTTGATAGTGCTCTGAATTACGTTTGAGTATCTTTTCTTTGTGTTCCTGGTAATACATTTTGCTATTGTTGCTCAATGTTTCCCTATTTTCAATTCTATACTTAATATTATATGTTTTAGCCCACTTGGAGAGTTTTACATGATTTAGATTTCTATATTCAATCTGATATTTAGATATTCTCTCTTTGTGTATCTTAGTGTATTCGTTATTACGTAACTGATATTCATCCCATTTATTATGATAATCCTTGAGATAGTTTTTATGGTGGCAATCTTTACAAATACCACCGAACCCATTGGGGCTATCGCCACGTTTATAAAAATGTTCTTCTGTAATAGATAATAGTTGTTCACATGAAATGCAATACTTATATCCATCAGGTGTAATCTTTAGGAATTCATATCCTCTACATTCTCTGCAATACGTACAGCATCCAGTTGGAGAGTTCTTATCCCTGTGAAAATATTCTATGCTTGCAGGTAATTCACGATTACATTTAGGACAAATCTTGTTTCCCTCTGATGCAACTACAATAGCTTTAAATTTATGTCCACGGCATTCCTTGCAATATGGAAATAACCCATCATGCCTCAATTTGTCTTTGTTGAAAAACTCGGTAGTAGCCAATAGTTCCCTTTTGCATTTAGAACACACTTTTGTTTCCATAAAAATAACGCCTCCTACAGCATTGTCCTAAATAAATAAGGTGGAAAGGGTGATTAGGATGTCACCTTTTCGAGCTCGATACTCTATTCCACATATATATTATATCACATATTGCTCGTTTTGTCAATGGTTTATTTACTAAATAATAAAAAAGAAAGCCGAAAGGGTACGGCTTCCTTCTTTTTTTTGTCTTAAAAAGCAGTAAATCACGCTGCTTAATTTTGCTGTCTTAAAGCTGATGTACAATATATTTCCCATTAGATCAAATAAGATCACCGCCTTAATAATATACCGATGCTCCCGCCCCTGCATATTCGGTATGTAACCCTTAACGCACGCAATGTCATGCGTTATATCCTGTTTGGCTTTGCCATATTATAAGTATAATTTTTTTTCTTGGGACAAATCGGACATGTTTGATTTATTTGCTAAAAATCTTTCGCATACCTTACGTACGCCATCGTCTGTATTTCTGCCACCCACACTAAATGATATCTGTCGCCATGATAGCCCGTTAACATAACGTAGTGACATTACTTGACGTATATACGAATCGTCTATGCCGTTTATGTAATCGATTAGTCTGTTATACTCATAATACATTTGCTGTATCTTTGCCTCTGTAACGCCTCTAAGATAGGCTATCTCAACCGCAAGCGATGTCTTGTCACTTATCCCTGATGCGTGCGGCATCCCGCTGATACGACTGTTCGTATTTGTTGCCGCGGATTCAAGTTCCCTAAGGCGCTGCTTATCCTGCTCAATTTCGCGGTTGAGATGATACAGTTGTGATAATTCGTGTCGCGTCATTTATTCACCGTCCTCACTTTTCGGATGCTTTATAATTTTGCTTCCACTGATAGTCATATTACCTTTGCACCTGATAACCGCCGTTATACATATAATACCTTTTACAGTAAATTCTAATGCAGTTGAAAACAATATCGTAAAACCGAGCCATATCCAAAACGATGAAAATATAAACTTTAATATATCTAACACGATATTACCGCCCTCCTGTACTTTCCTACTTCAATCTTATCACGTAACACATATTTCCCACTTGCCCGCATTTTCACGATGTGATAGTTTAATGCACCTTCTGATGTTTCGAACGCGTCTGCCATTTCCGTGTATGACGCGCCGGAATTGTACATCTCTGCCAATTGATCCATTTTGCTTTTATCCCACACCCTGCGGTCTTCGGGGTCATGTGAGAAATAGTTGCAATGTTTCTGATAAGCTTTAGTACTACCTACGATTAAGATTATTGTTGTGTACGATAACTTATAATCCTTTTGTAGTTTTTCAATTATGTAGCGGTTTTTATAACCAGCGGCGAGATCTGATATTATGTCTGCGGTATTCATAATTCGCGCTCCGTTGGTACAAATCGTTCGCTTTTAACTTTGCCGCACTTGACGCATATCATCGTATAGGTATCGCCGCTCAGATTGACAAACATGATATTGTCCTTTGATATTACACCTTCCCAATATTCGTGTTTGCAGAAATGCTGCGAGAGTTTATTCTTGATTTTAATAGTCATAGCTTCTCCCCGCTCTCCTGCCCTTGCTGGACCGCCCGTGCGCCA